CATCCTTGTGTGTTAATGGAACTCTCTGTCCATGCACATCCTTGACCAGTACATGCCAATAAATTACTTGTATGTAGATTTCCTTGATTAATGGTTTGATCACCTTGCACTACCAAACTATTAGCAGTTCCATCATCACCTTCTAGAAAAGTATTACCTTTAACATGTAAAGAACGATCTGCAGGATCACAATCCTCATCCTTATTAGTAGTCCTTGCAACCATTAAAGTTGCTTCATTCTCTGCAAAGGATTCTTGATCTCCAATAACAGCAGGGCCTTCTACTCCCATAGAACCATTAATTCTTTTCCATGCTGCTTTAATAGCAGGCCATACTCCACTACCAACTATAAGTTGTCCACCTATGTTCGCATCATCGAAATTCATTGTCATTGATTTGTCCTCCTTTTAATTACAAGTCACGAAGTGCTGCTTGATCTGCTCGCCGTCTAACAACACTGGGATTCCATTTCTCCCAGTATTTTTGGTTAGTATTCTTTGCACCTTTGTTTCTAACTGCATCAGTCACACCTTTAATTATAGAACCATAAATGTTAAGACATCCTTTGGCAACTATTTCACCTGTGTCTGTAGTAGAAAGAGTAAAGAGTTTAGAACAATCTAATAAGATTTTCTTCGTATCTTTAACAGTAAAACTTTCAGTAGCAGTACAAGTGATATTACCAGCACTTCCACCCTCACCTCTAGCAATCAATTCAATATTGTTTGCTTCCATTCTTATATTACCATCAGTAGCAACGATTTGTATATCCCCATTCTTTGCATTTATCATTATAACAGAATCTATCTTATTTCTCTTCTCTCCTGCTTCAATACTAAAATTTCCTGGTCCAGCAAAGGTAGTCCATCCTGGTCTCTCACCATCAATATCCATTGCCATGAAATGTTTTCCATTCGGTGTCCTAAGCATGACACCTGCAGTTACATCACCTTTCTCATGGATCTGACCAAACATGATCGAACCTTTATCATTACCCAATCCATTAGCAGTATAATTACCTTTGGTAGTACCAGTACCAGGATCAGTAGGTAATCTGTCTATAATTTTTGACATAATTTTAAGTTAGATTCTCAGGAGTGCCTGGAATATTAAGTTTAGGATCATTACTAGAAACATCACTACCCTGTCTGAGTATGGCAGATGGAGGTGTAGTAACTTGAGCATCTATACTCTCTTGCATTGTATCATAAATCTGAACTAATTCACCAGGAGTTTCATACCAACCAGCATAACGAATATTATCTTTATAGAACACCGCACCATAATAAGGTCTTCCCTCATAATATCCAGTCTGTTTAACACCAACTAAATCTGTTACCTGAAGTAACTTATCCTTATTTACCACTATAGGATCACGTATAATCTCAAATACTGGAGTTGCTTCAAAATTAACACCTGTGGGTTGATCATCTGGAGGTCTAACACCAGGATCTCTTTCAATTCTTATATCAGGCCATTTAGTAAAACCAAGACCAGGATCATCAACAATTACATCAGCAATTCTACCAAAATTATCACATACAAGTCTTGCACTTGCACCATTACTAGGTTCAATCACTAATCTATCTTTACTACAATCATAATTTATTCCACAATCCTTAATGTTTATAGCAGATAAACCAAGACCTACAGGATATCCATCTCCTGATGGTTTGGGGAATCCATTTCCAGGATCATCTACTATAACTTTAGTAACAGTACCCTTTCCAGATACTTTCTTAGGACAAGGTGGTGGAATAAGAATAGCAGAAATACCAATTGGATTATCAGTCCATGATTTGCTACTTCCACTACCAATACTTACTTTTCTAGTAATTTTAAAAGAAAAATGTACTGGATTTGTATAAAAAGTACTACCTTGATTTCCTGGAATATTAGTATAAGTAGCACTTACAGTTCTCTTTCCTTTAATAGTATTAAAGGTTATAGTTTTTACATTTGTTTTTCCATATTTCAAATATTCTGCTTCATTAAAAGCTCCACTTCCTGGTACATTTTCTAAGATCTTAGCATTTGCTACTTCAACACCATCTATTTTTACACTTAAAGTATCATCAACTGTACATTGAATCTGATATTGCCCATCCTCAGGAAACTCAACACTACTCCATGTTGAAGTCCATGTTTTATCCATATGATTATCACGATAGTGTTGATCATCAATTGCAGCATCACCAGTAAAATCCCATTTTGGAGTTAATGCAGCACCCAAATCTCCACTAGTATAAGTTGACAATTCTGGTCCATTATAAGTCACACCATCCTTAGCAGTTCCACCAGCAGTAGAACCAGAAGTCTTTATATTCTTAGGAGGGACTCTGAATTTACAAGTTCTACCTTGTAGATCATAAAACTCACCCTCAGTAGCAGAACATATAATATCTGCCCAATCATTATCAGTCCAGTCTTCCATCTGTATAACATTCTTACCTTTGTTTCTCAACTGAATATTAGAATTATTACTACCACCAGTACTAGAAGCACCAACCTGAACAGTATGAGTCTCAGTACCACTTCTACCATTTCTTGTCCAAGTTGTAGTTCCTATCTTAATTCTTTCTATAGCAACTCCAGCAGTTCTGGGATTGTCATTCCAAGATAGAGTAAATTTAACACTTCCACTTCCAACTAAACTCTTACCATCAGTAGAGAATTTAACATCTCCACTATCAATAGTAAATGAAGCATTACAATCATTCCCATCACCATCTTTTAAGCATAGTCTCTTTCCATTATTAGTAACCTCAATAGGATTATTTGCAGAATGTAATCCACTAAATTGGATACCTGATGCACCTGTTACAGTTTTTTTATTACTACTAGTTAATCTTACATCATATACTTTACCAACTTCAATATTATGAGTATGAGTATTTTTTATTTGAGGTCCATCATATTCTTTAGAGTCACTAAACAAAGGAGCACTTAATAAACTACCATCAAATAAAGTAATTGAATTAGCATAAAGAGATGCAGAACTTGTCTTAAATGTAACATCTACATTTTTAGGACCAGTAATAGTCTGTTTTTTTGTAACCGCCCAATCAGCAGTACTAAAAATCTTTTTATCTATAGTTTCATAAACTCTAGTATCATAATTCTCCACTTCAACCTTTATCTCAGTTTCCCCCTGAGCTAAGAAGAATTTCTTTTCTCCTCTTATCTTATCAATTCTTCTAGAAAGATCTATCTGTTTCTCACCATTAATATAAATTCTACAGATATCATCTACTTCTGCTCTAAGTTTGTACCAACCACTATAAGGTATCTCTTGTTGCCAAGTATTCGTAAATACTGTTCCACCAGCATCACTACTTACATCAGATCTTGGTGCAACTGGAGACATAGCATAACGATTAAGAAACTGACTCCAACCCTCAATTCTTACAGGATACCACTTCTTATCAGCATTTGGATGCCTAGTACTCCACATAGGATTTCTAGGACATCTACCAGGTGCTTCTGGAATTTGTTCTTGTGGGATAGGAGGATCTGGTGCATCAATAGTTAATGCAATCCCCATAGGATTTTCATTCCAAGATTTAGCAGATATAACTTGTTTTGCCGTAAAAGCAGTCTCAATATTAACTGCAAGAACCATGGGGTTAATACCCTTAACATCACCACCTATAACTACAGTATGAGATACATTACCACTACTACCACTTCTTTTAAAAGTAGTAGATCCAATCCTAATACTATCAATAGCACGACCAGCAGTTCTTCTATCATTCCATGATAATACTATAGTAGCTTCACCAGAACCTTCTAATTTTTGACCATCAGCAGAAAAAAGAGCATCTCCAGAAGTTACTTGTAAAGTTGCATTGGCATCATTACCATGCCCATCTTTCAATTCAATTTTCTTACCAGCATCACGAACTCTAATTGTTGTATTTGCTGGATGCAATCCATTGTAAGTAATCTTAGAAAATCCTGCTGGAACACCACTTTTAAATCCAAATCTACCACCAGGTATTTGTTCTAATTCTGCAGTAATCGTATAAGTACCTTTTAGGAAATTCTTTATATAATTAGATTTTCCAGTGCTTGTATTACTAGCACCAGCAAATCCAATTTTTTTAATTGTCTCTTTTGTTCCTCTTGTAATGTCTTCAATATGAAGAGTAACATTATCATCTACTCCTACGGTTATATCATAATTACCATCAATAGGAAATTTAATATTATTCCACGTAATAGTATGTGTTCCTGCATAAGGATTATCATCTAAGGTAACAGTAGTATCAAAAGGACAAATTCCATATTCATTTATAAATCCACCTTTATTATAAATATTCGTTCTCCAAAGAGGTCTATTTGCCTTATCAATATAATCAATAGTATTAAAGACTTTATGAATCTCCATCTCTTGAGATTCTGTAGACTTTACTACTGGTTTAGGAGGAGGATCTATAGTAACTAAATGTGTTTCAGTACCACTACGACCTGATTGAGTCCATGTTTGCCCTGCTACAGTAATCTTTTCAACAGCAACTCCAGCAGTTCCTGGATTATCACTCCAATTCATTTCAATAGTGGCAGAACCAGGCCCTATAAGACTCTTACCATCATCAGAGAATTTTAAATCTCCCGACTTAATACGCAAAGAACAATTGGTATCATTACCATGACCATCTTTTAATTCAATTCCTTTCTTATCTGAGGTTACTTTAATAGGTTTATTTGCTCCATGTAATCCAACATATACTACAGTTTTAGTCGTTGATTCATCTATAGCAACAGGTTCCTGTTCTATCACAGTTTCCATGATAGGAAGATTTAATAAATCAATTCTGATTTGATGAACACCTGCTTTTATAGTTTTTTTAAGTACTTCTGGAGCAGATAATGTATGCCCTGCTGCTCCACCAAATCCTATTTTAAAATTAGAAAGTGGTAAATTATCAAAATAAAGTTCTGCTTTATTATCACACTGTGCTCTAAAAACATACTCTCCATCATAAGGAAACTCTTCTTCCCATACCATAGTATATGGTACACCTGCAAAATCACTACCAGGTACATTTGATGCAGGTTTAGGTGATACTGCATTCTTATTCATAAAATCACCCCATGCACGAGGGGCATCAACCTTATACACTCTTCTCTTAGTTCCCATCTCACCAGTAACGGATAATGGAGATTCTTTTCTAGTAGTCCAAAAAGGATTAGTTCCTTTCTGAAGAATATCTTGATATTTTTGAATTTCTCTACGGAGAGGATCTTGATCAAAATTTGCATATAACTTAGGTTCCCATACTCCCAAGTCCTCACCATTTACTCCATATCTTCTACCATATACATCACCAGCAGCAGTAATATCACTAATCTCATCACATATCTCATATTCTTCAAAATCTTCTTCTAAATCATAAACTTCCTCAGTTTCAGCTATATCACCCAATTCTGCTCTAAAATTACCACCTGCACCAATTCCACAATTATCTTTTACTTCAACATGTGGTGGAGATTGAAAACCAAATCCACCAGCAACCAAATCAATTGCCATTACTGAACCATCTTGCCCAATAATAGGATTTCCTTTAATACCAATTCCATCTCCACCAGAAAACAAAGCTTGAGGAGGACCACATTCCTTGGTCATCTCTACCCCCTCACACTGTATCGCTGGTGCAAGATCATCAGGAGTTAATTTATTAACTCCATTAATATTCATATATTTTGTAAATTCCCTAGTACTAAAAATAAATTGAGTACCTGGATTTAATTGTGCATAACTATTTGCCTCACAGATAGTAACATTATCAACAAGTCCTCTCTCAGTAGAGATATAAGCAACTCTAATTTGATCTTTAGTAGCGGGGCCGAAGAGATTAAATTCTGACATTATGCTATATCCGACATAGTTTCTGCTAAATCATTTGCACCAGTCATATCGACATTTTTTTGTCCTTTGGTTGGTTCCATAAAATTAGTCTCTGGTGGAACTGTATGAGTTGCAGTTTGAGTTGCTCTATTCTCCACTGCCTTACTACTTGGCAAGTTCTGTTGTGGAGCTCCTGCACCTCCTGTACATAATGTATAATAATCAGACATCGATGCAGAAGGTTTTAATTCACAACCAAAAACATTTAATTTAATATTAGCAAAACCTAAAGCAGAAGTCATGCTACCACTAATACCACCCATCTTAGTCATAATATCACCTATTCCACCACTAATACCTGCTAATTGACTTTGAAGATCATCTAGAAAACTATTAATATTATCAATCAAACTACTATTTGCCTCATTAATAGCATCTTTATGTATTGAAAGAACCTCTCCCATCATTTCTTCTGCTACACAAGGAGGAACTGATGTATATGTGTTACCATCTTCTGCATTTGGATTTAATGCATCTTCTTCAGCTTGTTTTTTTAACTTATCAGGATCAAATAAACTATTTAATAATCCTTCAATACTACCACAAAGACTATTAGTAATCTTACCATACATACACAGAGTCAATTCACCAACAGTTTCTTTCAGGTCAGACACTTGATATCTCATACTAGATGGAACTGATGCTACTACCTCTGTCATATTAGCATTCAATATTTCCATCACATAATTCATAATTTTATCAAAAACTACCTTCATATATTTTGCTATTTGACATGCTGCTTTACCAATCAGATCCTTCATATCTTGTACAGGATTGCCAATTTGACTTACTGCACCTGAATATCTTCTAATAGCATCCTGAACATCTTCAAGTTCTTTACTAAGATTCTCAGTAACAGTCTGAACTGCCTTTAATGATGATTGAACTATGTCATCTGGTTTCATAGTAACAATCTTTTCACACATCTTCTTATTTCTTTTTATATCAGCAGCACTCATCATATGAACAGCATCAGGAGTCTCCTTTGTAGCATTCTTTAAAGGAGGTCTTGTTGCTAATTTTTCATTTTTTCTAAGATTATCAATCCCTGTGGTAACACCATCTTTAACAAAAGCATCTAATTTATCACCTACTAATCCCAATACATTAGCATCTGCTGTAGCACTTGCAATCATAGCAAGTTGTTTAGGAGTAGGAGTACCTGACAGTCCAAACTTATTAAGTATTGCTCCTGGTGCTGGTTTTGCAGTATCTGCAGATTCTTCATCAACTACTAAACCATCTTCAGGAACTTTTGGTTTTGTTTGTCCTGGATATGGTTCTTCAGTTTCTGCATAACCACTCATCGACTCGAAGGCTTTTCCACCCTTCATACCAGTCTGAGTTTGCATTTCAGTCTGGGCATTCTGACCCATGACTCCAGTAATCACAGGAACATTCTGATCTGCTCCATCCAAGAAATATCCAGTAACAAACATCCCTTGTCGGATATTTACTGTTTGGAATGCATTAGCACCACCTGATCCTGCAGTAGTAGGATACTCAATAGTTGCCCAAGG